CATAGGGATATGGTCCCCATTTATATTTGAGATGTGATAAACATCAGTGGGTTCATCCATCCACCCCCAATCAAAACCACTAATATCCATTATATAACTTGTTTTTTAACTAAATACTTTTCAATCGCTTCTAAACGATCATCAGCCTCCACTAACATAGTAAGGGCTTCTTCAGCATTTTTATAAAAATCATCTGTTGAATGGTCACCAATTCCAGCTGGGTGGTTCTCTAGTATATCTAGAGTTAATAGTGCTTTAGCTCTATCAGCGTGAGCTGAAGTGAAAAGCATATCTCTTAATGTACTCATAACTTTGCTTTTTTAATTAACTTTTCGGTTTCGTCGTCTTCTACTCCTATTCTCCAAAGAATATCTCGTACGCCATGATCTTGTAAAATATCAATATATTCATCTGCTTCTCCTAAACTACATTCTAGGTATTCAGCTACATATTCGGCTAATTCTTGATAATTTCTTTTGTTTTGATTCTTTACGTACTTGAGATAAACTTTTCTTTTAGGTAACATTTCGCGATAAATGGAATAAATTTGTTTCTTACTTTGTGGATTAACCTTTTGAACATAGTTTACTATATCAATATAATCCATGTTCATAGATACATATCTATGTATCATGTAAGAATTCCATTTATCCCACGATTCTTGCGAAATATCTTCAGGAGCTGTTTTATAGAGTGTTACCTCATTCAACCACTCGAAGAGGGTTGTCACCTGCTTCATCTCTTAGCTCTTTTGGTAGTGTACCTTGTAAAATTTCACCGCTTACAGCATCATAGAATACTGGGATTGGCATATAAGCGTCTTCAGATGTACCTGCTACAAATTTAGAAACTTTACGAATAACGAAACCTTGGGTCCATACTTTACCATTTTTATGTTCTACCGACTCTGTATTTTTAAGGTCGATGTTGGGTTGATTCATTCCTTGATCCATTTGTTATTTGTTTTGTTTATAATCTAAATAAAATCCAATCGCTACTATAATATTCATCCCTACACTAGCGATTATTTCGTGTAAGTCTTGGTATACATTTAATGATAAATGAACGTGTCCTACCATCCAGAAAGGTATGGCCATATTTTGACTAATCCAAATTATAAGGAATTTTAGGAATTGTTTCATTTTCTAATACAAATTGGGTGATGATAATCTTTTGTTGTTGATGCCCAATAATCTAACCCTTCAGGAATATCAGTTTCAATTTTTTGGTGTTGGAAGGTTATGTTTAATTTTTTTCCTAAAATATCTGAATGTCTCTCTAAAATATAAAAGTCAGATTCTTGTCTATATCTTGGTGATTGATCAGGATTGTTAAAAAAACAGAACCTACCATCTTCTTTTAGGATATTATGTACGTTTCTATCAAAATCAGATTGGTCGTCATCCCATGTATCAAAATAGATACCATCAAATTTAGGTAAATTATAAATTACTTCTTGCCAAGGTTTGAAAATACATCTAACGTGTGGTTTTTGTAACCAACCATCAGCTATCATTTTTCTTTGAACATCAGGGTGACCTTCAATAATCCAATGTGTTCGGGGTCTGTGTTCCTCAATATAAGAATCAACGATGCCCATTCCAAATCCTACATTAAGAATATCACCTTGGTTATGGGAAACAATTGCGGCACCATCCCTCATAATTTCGCGTTCCCATTCCATCATTATATCTTCTGCGTAACCATTACTATCTAGGATACCATCATCCTTAATTTCAATTTTTCTATTAAAATAGGATTGTTGGTGGTCTGGTATGTCTGTAACTTTATGCATTTTACTTTAATTCAATTAGTTTTGATATTAATGCCATCGCGTTGATTTCTTTATCGATACGAAAATTAGACTGATAACTATACTCGTTGATATAAACAGCAACCATTCCTTCTCTTCCATTTGCGTAGGTAGAAGCATTATCGTAAAGATAACGATACAACTCCTCAAAATCCTGAACATTAGCATTTGCGATCGTTTGTCTAATTTCTCGCCATAAGGGTTTAGCATTACTTAATTCTTTTAATACTTGAGTCATGTAATTAGAAGAGACAAGTACTGATTTATCTATTGTTAATTTACCATCTTGGGTTGATAGTTGAATGGTATTAAGACATTTACGTAAATCTGGATAAAATTGATTGGTAATGGTTTTAATATCCTCTAGTTCGAAACTAGTGTTTTCTTCTCCTAAAATCCAAGCAATATGTTTAGCAACATCACCTTTTGATGGAGGTACAATTTTAAGCACTTGACAACGTGATTGTAACGGATCAATAATACGCTCAACATAATTACACGTCATAATAAAACGGGTATTACGTGAGAATGTTTCAATTACATTACGAAGTGATGCTTGTGCTTGAATTGTTAAAAAATCAGCTTCATCTAAAATAACTACTTTAAGTGGTTTGAAAGAGGCAGTCGATGCGAATCCTGAGACCTTATCCCGAATAGTCTCAATACCACGTTCATCAGAGGCGTTAATGTAAATAAAATCACAATTGAGGTTATTAACAATAAGTTTTGCTAAAGTCGTTTTCCCAGTACCGCTTGGGCCGTAAAATATAAGATTTTGGATGTCGTTTTGACCCAAATATTGTTTAATAGTCTTTTTGATGTGCTCGTTTCCGACATAACTATCTAATGTTTTCGAACGGTACTTTTCAACTAATAATGTGTGATCTTTAGTCGCGGTCACCATATAGGTTATATTTCTTAGGTGGTTCTGGTTTAATTTCTATTTCTTCGGTACGTATAACATACAATTTCCCTGTTAGGGGAGCAAGTTTAAACTCAGCTTTTTCACCGGTTTTACTAAACCAAGCCTCTAAAGCTTCCGTAATAGAATTATGAATGGTTTTACTGCCAACTAGAGTCCACCTGTCTCCAGGTGGTACTCTATTAGCAATTAATTCGTAAAATTCTTCGATTTTACTTTCCATTACATCATTCCTCCCATCATTCCAGCCATAGGATCTACTACATCCTTATTGTCTGGATCTTCTACTATAACACATTCAGTTAATAGAATAGTACCTGCTACTGAGGCAGCATTTTCTAGTGCTGTACGAGTTACTTTAGCTGGGTCGATGATGCCTGCTTCTTTCATGTTTACAAACTCTTCTGTTTTAAGGTTATAACCTTCCCAATTAGTTTTACTAGTTTGGAAATTCATAGCTAACATTTCAGCTTTAACTACCTCATAACCAGCATTGATGAGAATTTGGGTAAATGGTTTACCACAAGCATGATACACAATTTGTGACCCTAATGTGGTTCTATCCTTAATACCTTCACGAGCATATAATAAAGCAGCCCCACCTCCAGGTACAATACCTTCTTCAATAGCAGCTTTTGTAGCATTTAAAGCATCGTCTACACGATCTTTCTTTTCTTTCATTTCGGTCTCAGTGTTACCACCAACGTGGATTATTCCCACTCCTCCGATGAACTTTGATAGCCTTTCTTGAAGTTTTTCGGTTTCAAACGGCGATCCCGCTTGTTCGATTTGTTGTTGTAATTCTTCAATACGTGCTTCAATTCGTTCTGTTCCTCCTTTTCCATCTACAATTGTAGTTGTTTCTTTTGTTACAGTTATTGTTCTAGCTTCACCAAACCAATCCCAAGAAAATTTATCAAGTTTCATTCCTTTATCCTTGCTAAATACTTCTCCACCAGTTAGTGTAGCAATATCATCTAAAATAAGTTTGCGACGATCCCCAAATTCAGGAGATTTAACAGCACAAACGGCAAGTGTTCCACGCATCTTGTTTACAACAAGTGTTGCGAGTGCTTCATTATCAATATCTTCAGCAATGATAAGAAGAGAGCGACCAGTTCCAGATACACCTTCCAATACAGGAAGAAGTTCTTTTACTTTTGTAAAAGTGCTATCAGCAATTAAGATATAAGGTTTATCTAATACAGCTGACATATTAGCATTATTGGTTACAAAATAAGGTGATTTAAAACCTCTATCAAATTGTAACCCTTCTACTGTTTCTAGATAAGTTTCTCCTGATTTAGATTCTTCAATATAAACAACACCTTCACGTCCTACTGAATTCATAGCAGTAGCAATTAATTTACCTACTTCTGGATCATTATTAGCTGATATGGTAGCAATTTGTTCTAGTTGCTCTTCTGAAGTAATATCTTCAGCATTAAGTCTAAGAAGAGAAGTTACTTGTTTAACAGCAGCATCAATACTACGTTTGATTTCAACAGCATTGGCACCATTATTAAGATGGGAAAGACCTGCTTTTACCATTTCACGTGCTAATAGAGTTGAAGTTGTAGTACCATCACCTGCTAAATTAGCAGTTTGAATAGCTGCTTGTTTAACTAAAGATACACCAGTTTCTTCTACATTATCACTAAGGGAAATGGATTTAGCAACAGTAACACCATCCTTAGTGCTTTGGGGATAACCATTTGGATTCGAAATAACTACATTACGACCATTAGGACCTAATGTTGATACAACAGCATCAGCTAATTTATCAATCCCATTTACCAATTTTTGACGTCCTTCTGGACCGAATTCAATAATTTTACTCATCGTTTTTGTTTATTTTTGCTAAAACTTCGTTTTCTTTACCAATCCAGTATGTTTCATTGTCATACTCAAATTTTGTAAATCCCATTGTAGGTAATATTACAATATCATTTATTTGGAGTTGAGTTGGAACGAAAGTTCCCATATTTATATGACCTGGGCCTATTCCTACTACTTGTCCTGTTTTGTTTGTCTCATTTCCCAAATCTGGAACTACAATGTTTCCATACTTAGTTTCTTCTACTTCTACCGGTTTAACGATAACAGCATTGTATAATGCTTCGATCATAATTTAATTATATTTATTAGTTCTTGTGATTTTGCTTCAAAACGTTCTACGAATTCACGTAGAGTATCATAACCTTGGGATTTAGCACCATCGCGTGCGATAGCTTCTAAACAAGTACCAAGTTTTTGGTAATGTCCAATGGTATTTTGATACTCATGCCCTGCTTCAGAATATGTTGATTTCTGAGCAATGTAACAATGGTCATCTAATTGGATGTAATAAGGGGTCAATATTGGATCCTTAATAAAACGTAAATTTGATTTGCTGGGCTTAGCCATAACTATTTATTTATTATTATAACGTGAATATACGAAAAATATTGCGCTAGGACACGCTTTTTTGGTAAAACTTTTATTTTATTTTAATTACTTTGGATTTAGCTTCATCTGATGTTGGGATATGGAGTTTCAAAAGTCCATTTTCCATTTCAGCATTAATTTTATTCAAATTAAACTTTGGAGATATTTTATATCCTAAGTCGAATGACTTTTTGGATAGACCATGATAAATATAACCGGAAAAATCGGTTTCTTCATCTGGTTTTTGATAGCTGATTTTTAATAAATCGCCTTCTACATTAATATTAAGGTCTTCTTTAATCAGACCTGTACAAGCGACTTCGAAGTGTAAACCTTCGTCGTTGTAGTAAATATTAAGTGGGTGGGGTTGTTTGGAATTTAACGCCGGAGCGAATTGATCTTCGGTGTTGAAGAAGTTTCTAAATAGAATGTCGAACGGGGAACGTTCGTACGGGTTTAATGTACTCATATCATTTATTTTGTGAGTGCCTGAGCTACTCGATTAATTAAAAATATAACAGCGTGTCCTAAACTACAATGTTACTTTGTCATACGTATGTCGAGTTTATTTCTATTTACAAAAAACATATCACTTTGGTTAAGTTTCTTATCCCAATAGTAAAAGCTCCCAATATCAAATAAATCAAAACCTAGATTATACAGGTTAGTAATAATCTCACTAGCTTTAGGAGCGCCTTTATTATAATCTAACATTTCCAATTCTAATTGTAAAATTGTTGCGTTATGAATAGTATTTAACCCTCCTTTAATAACATCAAATTCAGCGCCTTGAACATCCATTTTGATAAAATCAAATTGTTGGTTTAAAGAATCTAAGGTTTTTACGGGTAAAGTAATTTCAGTTGGGTGGTTATATAATTCAGTTTGTTCCCTATACATTGAGGCTCCAGTACAATATGGATCTGAAGGGTTAATGTAAAATTGGGTTGTTCCTTCTTCTTTACCTAAACATGAAATTATAGAATTAGGATTAACTCTACTTAATTTAGTAGTACAATTAGGGTTAGCTTCAATACTTAATACTTCAGTATCTGGGTAGATAGATTTAATAGTTTTATACCAATTTCCAAAGTGAGCACCTATATCTAAAACTTTAGTAGGGGTAAAGTTATGCTTATCCCTTAATACTTCATATCTCTCATAAATAAAATCATTTACTCCCCACATTATATATCTGCCTTTCTAACTACATAATAAAAACTACTCCAATTTTCACCTTCGAATTCGAATTTAACGTATCCTTTAGTATTAAATTTCATAGTTGCTTTAGTAGCATCTTTATTATTATTAAGTATTGATTTAAACATTGCTGAGTTAAAAGGCAATTCAGTTCCATAAGGAACATTGTTTAATGTTGTGTTAGGTACCTGATAATCGATTTTGTTTGTATGATTAGAAACATCACCAAATGACAAAACTAAAACATCTTGTAAATCTAAATCTTTATCAATGTTAACTATTACGTTATCACTTTCGAGTGCGTTATGTGCTTTAATAATAGCACTAATACTTTCTGAATCCAACTCACTAATAATCTCATATTCACCTGATTCAGTAATTTCACCTACACTTGAGATAAGTAGTAAATCTGTTAGGGTGAAATTCAAAGTATAATTCATATCGGAGATAATGAGTTTTGTAAACACTTTGTGTGTTTTTTCTAACTCTAAAAATAATTCTCCACTAGTAACTCCTAGTAATTTATTCAATTTAGAAGTATCGTACACCGCCATTTCGCCATCTTCTAGCGGGAAATCTGCGTGATTAACGCGTCCAATCATGTCCTTATTGGGCGATTGGAAATCAATATTTAACGCGTTATCTTCAATGGTCCATTTAACGGATTCAACTAACCCATTTAGGTGATATTTTCCAATAACCGCTTGTAAATCACTTTTACTTATCATATTAAAAACTAAAAATTAAAAATTAAATTTCTGTAAGGATTCATATTGAGCTCCCATCCTAAATCGTTATAAAATCCCATTAATTTGCTTTCTAAAATAGATTCAAATGCCCTATTCTTATCGGCATATTTATCCAATAATATAGTGATTTTTTCTGGTACAACACCATCTAAAAACGCAAGTGCTTCAATTTTATATGGATTTTCTTTTAGATAAATCCACTTAATTCTATCACCTTGAGTAATTTTAGAATGTTGTTTATCTAATTTCCAGAATGTAAGTAAATCATTATATTTAATAGCTGCCTTTACAGGAGCCGGAGCACCTTGATTAATAGAAGAAAACATTTCTCCTGGGCGTGGTGGGGAAGCTAAATACTTTTCTAGTGTTTTTACACGAGTAGGATTACCTAAAATAGTAAGGTTAGTATCTGGGGATAGTATTTTAGTTCTAAAATCCTTTAATAAATCATCAATTTCCTTTTGTGGAGCACCTTTAATTACTTTTTGTAATATACCTTTGAAAAAATTTCCAAATATTTTAGGGTAATTAGATTTCATAAATTCTAACCCTTTAATATCTAAATCATCAGTAGATATCCCTTCTTTTTTAGTAATCCATTGAGCATAACGTCGAGGGGCTCTAAAATACCCAGCACGAATCATACACTCAGTTTTCATATCAAACCTATGCGTTTTAATATTAAATGCTTCTAATGCTAGTGTGTCATAGGATTTAGTAATTAAATCTTGGTATTTTAAAGCTATTTCCTCAAGTTTTATATCTCTTTCCTCCTCAGACATTTCATCAAAGTTAGGGTAAAGATGCCTAAGCATAGGTTCAGCATTGTAATAATTAGAATCAGTATCTACATAAACGCAGTAGTTTTCATCTTCTTTATTACATATAAACCAGGGTGTGCTTTCTAAGTGGTTCATTCTTCTTCACTTTCTTTCAATGGTGCTTCTACATCACCTTTACCATTAGTTACTTGTTCAGGGGTAAAAATATGAAAAGATGTCCCTTTAAGGGTAAATTTGCCTCCTTGTCTCAGCATTTTACGGAAGAACATTTCGGAATGTTCACTCCAATTTTCCCCTATACTAACTATTTCATCTTTGGTTAGGACTTTACCTTCGCACTCGACGATAACTCCTTTTCTAATTGCTTGTCTTGTAATCAT